TTGGCCAAGAGTTCTAGCTCTTTGCGCTTGTAGAACTTAGTACTGCTCATCGCATCAACCACAACCCCAGCGATCTTGACTTCATCTTCTTCGCTGAGAGGCGCCTTCACATTGCGCGGCGTAAACTCATTGACCTTCCACATCCCATCATCAAAGTCGAAACTGGCTAGATGTTCCTTTGGCTCCATGGCGTTACGCGCCTCGTAGAAGACAGAGACATCAGGCTTTTCACCGCTGAGTTTGATACCGCTATCAAACCATCCTGCGAACACGCTGCCGCCTCGCGCCGACATGAACGACTTATCATCTGCCCGTTCTTTACCTGTATGGTGGGCAATGATCACGCTGATACCGTGCATGTCGATCAACATATCAACACGATCCAAGAGTTTGCGTATCTCTGTGTTGGAGTTCTCCTCGCCATCGAAGAAGTTAATGATCGGGTCAATCATGACGAGATCTGGTTTGTGGAATGCAATCTCTTGGCTGAACTGTTCGATGTCTTGATCGCGCATCAGGTTCTTGCGTAGCCTGCCGCTGATGATCAGGTTGCTGTGCCCCATGGACAGTAGCTCTTGGTCGAACTCAAAGCGTCGATAGTATGTGTCGATACGCCGCTTCAAGAACTCTGCAATGATCTCAGCCTGGAACCACATCACCTTGAGCGGACGGCTGAACTCGACATCCATGAAGTCGGTGCCAGTGGTTGCCCCTGCTGCAAAGGCGCCGAGCCAGTTCGACTTACCAATCTTCGGCTTGCCCAACAGCAGCACCCGACTCTTCTGAAATATGAACGCATCGCCCCAGTACTGTTCGATGCCATCGTCGGTCATAGTAGACCACTCATCAGCATTGAACGCTTGTAGCCCTAGGGGCCCTTGCTCCTGATCTTGTTCGCCATCACGCTTGAGTTCTTCGAGCGGGTCTTCTTGTGACTGAAGCTCTTTGAGATCTTCGTTGATCTCTGTCTGCCACGTTGATGTTTGCCACGCCATGATGCCTGCGTTGACATCATCTGGGTGCCGTTTGATGTGCCCGTTGACAATGCTGATCGTGGTTCGAGTAACCTCAATCAGGTCCATGGGCGGCACACAGGTTTGATTCCAGTCTTGCGCCTTGATCAAAACCTCTCGCATACCCCAGCCTTCTTTAACCCACTTGCCGACTAGGCGCGCCAGAGTGTCGTTTCGGTTGCCCTGTTCCTTGGGTTCTTCGGTCAGTTTCTCTCGTATGCTTTCGACTTTGTTGCCGGTGTTGAAGACATGCACCTGTTGAATGTCGCCATCACCTAGGATTGGCAGATCATCCATGCCGGTCACGCCGTATGCTTTGTCGCATGACATGGTGTAACCGTGGGACGGGGCGACCATGACGTATCCGCCATCGCCTCGTACATCAAGCTTGTTCTGACCTACGCTGTTGCGGATCAGCGAACCACTGCCCAAGGAATAGAAGTAGTGCTTCCCGCCTCGAGGCGAAGTTTGTGTTAGTGGTGTTCGCGTGATGCCGCCTGCGTCTATCCATCTGACCGCATCGTCTGAGTCTGCATCGACTACGGCAAATGATATGCCCGTGATCGCTGCCCAGTTAGCGTTTGGATATTGGTTGTGCCATTGCGCTATCTCGTCTCTGGACGGCTGTATCTTTTGATAGTGTTGCCACTTGACTCGTGGTGTCTTTGCCCATTTGGCCTTGAGATCTTCCTCGGTATCAAATGGGTGTCTAGTCCTGAAGAACTGCGGCACCACCTCTGTTGGTGAGCCACATGGAATGATGTGCATCCCGTGCTCCCACATGGTGTGTAAGAGTTCTTCTTTTGCTTCGGGTGACATGGGCCCTTCGGAATCTGACGATAAGAAAGGCATCATCATTTCACCCTTTGAACCCAGTAAGAATCTTCTTCGATCCTTCTTGACCTGACCTTCATTCCCAGTTTGTACGCAGAAGTCCTAATTGATCTGACCTCTTCTTCGCTGGTCAAAAAGATCGCGTCATTGACCTCCATTTTTGCTAAAAGCTTTTGCCATTTGCCAGACCCTTTTGTACCGTGTGGCGGCACGGGGGAGTTTTTTTCAATCACATAGCTCATTGATGGCTCCTTATACCAGGTGCCGATACTATCTCGCCAAATTATTTAATACAATTTTTTTTATCAAAAGTGTTGCACTTTCTTTTTCCATGCGTCATATTCGGTTCCGTAGAGAGTTGAGTTGATAGATAGAAAAAGGAAAAGGATATGGCAAGCATTGAATGTTTGGCTAAGCAGTGGCTTGGAGCGAAAGAAAAGAAAGCAGAGATTGATCGGTACATCCAACGGATTGAACGTGAGATTCTTGATTCAAAAGAAGCCACTGAGCTTCTAAGACCCATCCACAATGAAGGCGGCGAGAAGACTAAGGACGGTATCACCGTTGCTATTAGTCGCACCCACGTCTGGGATCAAGCCCAGATCGATGAACTCCTAGAGGCTAAGCCTCAAAGCGAGTGGCCCTCCTTTGTTTCCCAGCACACTTCCTACAAGGTCGATATGCGCTCGTTCCAGACGTATGCCATGAATCATCCGAAGGATGCAGGCAAGTGGCACGATGCACATTCGATCAAACTCGGTGACCCTAAGGTCAAAACCATCAAGGCTGAAAACATAAAGGAGGCATAGCATGTCGCTACTTCAGCAAGTGACGAGCACCCGCGAAAGCGGTGGCTCAATACCGCCTGTCAGGATGAACATCCAAGGCACAGACGGTATCGGTAAAAGCACCTTTGGTGCAGGGGCTGAAAACCCTATCTTTATACAGGCAGAAGATGGCCTGTCATTCATCAGCGCCCCGCGCTTCCCTCAAGCGAACACTTGGCAAGATCTTCTTGAACAGGTGAAGACCCTTGTCATGGAAGACCATGCGTATAAAACGTTGGTGCTTGATACTACTGATGCTGCCGCAAAGCTGGGCGAAGCCCAAGTCTGTGAGCAGAACGGTTGGTCATCGGCGGCAGATCCCAAGGCAGGATACGGTGCGTTCTACGTTGCCGAAGAAAATTCTTGGGTGCATTTGTTGGCAGGCCTAAACGCGCTGCATACCCAGAAAGGTATGAACATCATCTTGTTAAGCCACGTTGCTTCCAAGGCATACAAAGATCCTGAACTGGAGCCGTATGACCGATGGGAAATGCGCTGCAACAAGAAGGTAAATGCGCTTATCAAAGATTGGGTTGATTTCAACCTGTTCGCAAACTACGAAACGCAGTTGATCAAGGATGGCCAGAAGGCCAGAGGTGTCAGCTACGGCAACCGTGGTCTGTACACCAAGTTTGCTGCGGCATACGATGCGAAGTCTCGTATCGAACTGCCCTCCAAGCTTGAGTTTTCATGGGACAAGTTCATGGAAGCTTACACTGCAGCACTTGCTGCAAACACAAACACTGAAGCAGCTTAAAGGAGCAGCATAATGGGTCTATTAGATCAAGGTATCGATGTCAGCAATATTGAAGTTGGTGGCAACGACAACACACCGTTCCCAGAAGGGGACTACACAATGGCTGCGGCATTATTCACTGAGGAGATGTCGAAGGCCGGTAACGAGATGATCAAGATTGAGTTCAACGTAGTTGGACCCACTCACGCAGGCCGTAAGATCTGGGATTATTTTGTTCTGAACAATCAGGTTGGCCTGTCTCGACTCAAGGCTTTCATCGGATCAACGGGACAGGATGCATCTCAGTCGTTGAACACTGACATGCTTCGTGCGGCGATGGGCAAGCAGTTTACTGCAGCTATCAAAGTCGAGCCTGGCTCAGGCCAGTACGGGCCCAGCAACAAGATTGGTGGGTACAAGTCTGGTGCCGGTGCGCCTCAGGCCCATGCTCAAACTGAGCAGCCACAGCAGGCACAAGCCACGCCAGCCCCTGGTTTGAACACCGCGAAGTGGGACTAACTTGCAGTTTGGCCGACCGCTCGTTGCTCTTCCCTTGCAACGAGTGATCCACAGCGCCGTTCCCGTCCGGCGTGGCCGTATGGCGGGCTAAATTTGGAGATGCTTGTGAGCAAAGACCACATCAAGACAGGCCTTCTTATAGGGGCTGGAATTGTTGTAGCAATAAATGTTCTGTCATTTATTTTGCTTTTGCTTGTAGGCCAATAAAAAAAGGAATAAAGATGGACTTACACTCTGAAAAAACAACACGCTTTGCTCGTAACGCATTGACAAACCACATCATGGCTGCAGCCGTTACAAGCGGAGTCAAGAAGACGGCAGCGACTTTGACCATAGCCAACAGCATTGGTGTTGACCGTAAAAGCCTGAAGGACTTCATCGAAGGGACGGTGGCTAAGCCGTCCAATAGAGTCATGCAGAAGTATGTTGATTGGCTGGGAGAGAACCCAGAAAACGCTGACTCTCGTGATGAAAAGCCGCAGCCCATTGTAGCTAAAGGCACCGCTTTGTTGGTCACAGAAGACGAAATTGCAACGTTGATACATTTGTTGCAAGAAGCGGAGACGGCTATTCATGATGACTGCAGTGGCTTTGAGGAAGACCAGGATCATGAGTGGGGCCGCGACGTTAGTGCTGCCACTTATCAGGCGCTGTATCGTCAGGAAGGTCTTTTGAAGCGGTTGAGAAGAAAGATTGAGTCGCAATCTCCGTGTCAATTCAAATGGGACGCCGAAATACAATCATTGGTTCCATTGGATTAGGAGAACAAAACGCTATGGATGATGAGTTCGATATCGAAATGCATTTTGAAGGCAGCAGCGAAGACCACGAATACGCCATGGATCTGATCAATAACTTGATAGAGGTCAGCGGTAAAGAGCTAGACACTCGAATCCTAATCGAGGTCATGATGGTGTATTCGCTTACTTGGAACATGGCTCATGATGATCTAGAGCTAATGTCTGAACTTCTGCCTCAGGTTATTAGCCGCATTGAAGATGGCAGTTATAAAGAAGCTGTTCAGTTCTTGCATGAGGAGGAAATGATATGTCATTAGTCGCTGAAGACCGATTCAAAAGTCGTAAACGTGCTGTCTTGCGATGCATAAGCAAGGTTCGTGACGCCCCTGATGATAACTGGGCCAAGCAATACTGGCAGCAAACGTATCGGAAACTGATGGAAGAGCGAAGGAATGAAGCTAAGGTACTACCAAGAAGAAGCAATTGAAGCAGCACTGCACTGGTTTGATACCCAATCGACACACCCGCTAATCGTTCTACCCACTGGGGCTGGCAAGACGGTTGTCTTTGCCAACCTCATCAAGCAACTGTTCGATGCAGAGCCTGACTGCAGAGTCTTGATCCTCGCGCATCGACAGGAGCTTGTCACCCAGGCCGAGGACAAACTCAAGAAAGTATGGCCCTGTGCGCCATCTGGAATCCTTGCAGCCGGTCTTCGCCAGTACGAAGTCGATGGTCGTATTGTGATTGCCAGCAGAGATACGCTGGCTACACCCAAGCGGCTGGCTTCTTCTGGCCATTTCGACTACATCATCGTGGACGAGGCTCACCATGTGGCGCCAGACCCGAAGACGCGATACCGCAAGATCTTTGACTACTTTGATGAAGAGCAGTGGACACCGCCAAAGATACTTGGTGTTACTGCTACACCATTTCGTATGGGTCAGGGCTTCATATATGGCCTAGACGGTCAGTTTTTCTCAGGCGTAGCCTACCGCGTAGGCATCCCAGAGATGATCAAGAACGGTTACCTGTGTCGCTTGTCGGCATACAAGGTCAGCGATGACGCTGTGATCGATGCTTCTACTGCAAGAGTGAAGTTCAAGGGCGGTGACTATCGTGAGTCAGACATTGAGAAGCTGGCCATGGAAGATCAAACCATGCTGGCCATCGTTGCCGATTGGATCGACAAGGCGTACAGCAAGGGCAGAATGAGCAGCGTGTTCTTCTGTATCACCGTGGCTCATGCTGAAAAGATGTGCATGTACCTACGTCAGGCGGGCATCGAGGCTGCAGTTGTGACGGGTGAAACGCCCCAGGCCGAGCGCGAGGACATACTGGAACGCTTTGAAGACGGTAAGATACACGCGCTGTGTAACGTAGCTGTTCTGACTGAGGGCTGGGATGCGCCTCGTACTGACTGCATCGCATTGCTGCGCCCCACCAAATCACTGGGCCTGTACATGCAGATCTGTGGCCGTGGTATGCGAACCTGGGGCGACAAGAAAGATTGCTTGTTGCTGGATTACGGCGAGAACATGCACCGCCATGGCTGCATTGATACTGCCAGACCTGTCACGCCCAAGGATGAAGACAAAGAGAAAGAGACAAAGATTTGGATTTGTGATTCCTGTGTGGCCGTCAACGACATGGACGATAAGCACTGTGTCGAATGTGGCGCGCCGAAGCCTGTTCCTGTCCAGCAACCCAAGCTATTTGAAGAGGAAGAGAAGGATGCTGCCGCTACTAGACAGGCGGCTCAAGGATCTGTGTTGTCTGATGAACTTGATGAACCAGCGCAGAAGCTTGAGAAGATCAAGAACATCGATTTCATCACAGCACAAAGAAAGACATCGAAGAGTGGAAACGACTACTTGAACGTTGCGTTCTCTAGCCCTAACGAATACTGGCCACAGAACATGCCCATCATGCTGGGTATGCGAGGCAAAGCAGGCTCGCTTGCAGAACGCAAATGGCGGGCCCTCACAAATAACTACGCTTGCCCAATCAACATCGATGATGCGGTTGATCAAGTGAACAATGAACATGTGCTCAGCCACATCAAACAAATAACTGTAAGAAAAGAAGGAAGGTACTGGAATGTCGTTAGCGTCCATTTTTGATCGGATCGATGAGCAGATAGCCGAGAAGGAAGGTCGTAGTCGTGGCCACCTAGGATTCAGCGGGATAGGTGATGACGATGAGTACAAGCAGTGGATGGGATTCCATTGGTGCTTACCGTCCACCTTCGGCGGCAGAATGCTGCGCCTGTTTGACCTAGGCAATCGCATCGAAGATCAAGTCGTTGAGAACATGCGCGACACCGATGTTATTTCCATTGCATCTCATGACAAGGACGGCAACCAATTCCGTGCGTCGTTCTTTGGCGGACACTTCGCAGGCTCCTGTGACGGCCTTCTCAAAGGCGTATTTCCACCGCCTAGTGAAGAGGTGGTCTTGCTGCTTGAGGTAAAGAGCGCCAACGACAAGCGGTTCAAGGAGCTTGTAAAGCTGCAGAGCTACGAAGCTTGGAGCGAAACGTATCGATGGCAGATCCACGCTTACATGGGCGCCCTTGGCCTGGCCATGTGCATGGTGGTAGTGGTCAACAAGAACAATAGCGAGGTGTACGAGGAGATCATCGATTTCAACCCACACCTATGGGACAAGGCACAGGCTAGAGCTTGGCGAATCATCACCAGTGATGCACCCGACAAAGACACACGCATGTCTGAGAAGGACTGGCGCATGAAGAATGAGTCCAACCTGTACCGTGATATCTACTACGGGCGCCGTCTGCCGGAATCGGTCAACTGCAGGAACTGCGTCAACTCCAAACCGCTGATTGATTCAAACGGCGCTGTATGGTTCTGCAAGCGCAAGGAGAAGTCTCTGACGCTGCAGGAGCAACGTGACGGGTGCAAAGATCACATGTGGATACCTGCATTGGTTAACGCAAACCACCTGCCAGGCAAGAGTACAGACGATTCTATGGCCTATCAGGTGGGCATCATGGAGTTTTACAACTCAACATCAGAGGTGACGGGCGAGTACCACTACAGCAGTTCTGAGATCAGAGAGCTATCAAAGGCAGACTTCGATGCTGGGCTAATGATGACTGGTGAAAGCGTGCGACGTGACTTCCCAGGTAGCTACCTAGATAACGTTGATGAGCGCAAGGTTCCGTTCTAATCCCACTCTCGTGGGTCTTTGACGATCAGTATCTTGGTGCCAGGGTAGAGGGCTTCGACAAGCTTCTTCTTGAGCGCGAACACTTGGGTGACTACACCCTTAACGTCCTCTACTACCACCTCGCCATCTCGTTTGTAGCGGAAGTCTGCGATGTATGAGCAGATCTTCTTTTCTTCGCCATCAACCATGATCCTGCACGGGAAGTCTACCTGGACCTCGAGGTCTGTCAGTTCACCCGTGGCTTCGTATTTCTTGAGTATCTTGTATCGCGCTGCTTCAAGCTTGGAGTCAAAGACAATGCCGTCGTACTCAGTCTTCTTTGCGAAGTACTTGCTCTTGCCTTTCTTTGGTGCCCGCTTTGGGATCACATCAACTACCGCCCATCAGTTTCTCTTCTTCCTGCTGGCGCAGGAACTGTGATGCACGATTAAACAGGGATGGCATCTGAGGCGCAACAGGCGCTGTGCTAGGCTGTGCAGGCCCGCTTTGAGGCGCACTTTGTGGTGAAGGTGCAGCCTGCAAAGCTTCCGCTCTAGCCGCTTGTGCTTCAGCTTGAGCCTTTGGCCTAAAAGCAGCGCCTTGGAATTGAGCTAATTGCTCACCTATAGCGCCCATATCTAACGGATTAGATAGCTTGTTTTCATTTCCACGCAAAGCGATCTTTATCGTCTCAGAGCTTGGGAAGAATGCTTTAAATCGACCTGACATGACCATGCCTAGGTTTGGGGTTTTAGCTTCTTTCAGCGGCTTAATAATTTCAGAGTTGGTAAGCCCAAGCGTTTTGGCGTCTTCAATCGCCATGTTCAAATCGCGCAGCGCCTTGAAGCGTTGTTCGTTTGCAGTAATAAACGCCTGAGTGGTGGTTTCTGCATCAACATTGCCACGAGTCTTTGCCACCTGATTAAAGATACCGGCAGCATCACGGACGTTTCTTGCCGCTTCAAGTGCACGATAATACAGCACACGTTCAGTGCGTGGCTTGATGCTTTTGACGCCAGTCAAAGCCTCTGCAAATTCTTGTGCTGGGTCTAAACGATAACCTTGCTTGCTAACACCAAGTTCTGCATCGCCAATAGAAACAGAGGCTACGGCTCTAGGAAAATCTCTGAGCGTAAATGACAAAGACCCAGGAGCAATTGATGTTGGGCTGGTAGTAATATCTACTGGGCTGAATCCAGGCATCAAACCATCAGCAAAGTGAGCAAAGCTTTTGCCAAACTTTGTTCCTAGCGTATCTGTCTCTCTGTAGATTGGACGATTGAAGGTCGTATTGTTTCTCAATATGTCCAAAGCTTTTTCTGTAACAATCGCTTCGCTCATAAACGGCGAAAAGAACTCTCTTGCCGCACCACCTTCACCAAGGCTTGCGTTAAACGCGATGGTGCTCAAATCTTCTTCCTTCGTAATACCGTTGTTCACCGCATTGAACACAGCGGCGGCAGGTCTGCCAACGTAGTCATATGGATTGGTATACGAGAAGTTATAAAAGTCTGTGACCTTGCCATTCTTGTCGGTAGCAACAGGTATCAACGTCGAGTTTCTATCCCAGTCAGCAGCCATAGATCGCTTGTATGCATCAATCTGCTCCTGATCCGCGCCGGTCAGAAGCGTGCCTGCTTTTACTAATGAAGCTGGTATTGCTGCGTTTACTGATACAAGTCCAGCTAGGCGCTTCATACCTATCTCACGAAGCTCTGGTGACTCACTTGCCAGTTCTTTGATACTGCGCCCAAGAATGTTGCCACTGGTCCTGATCATCTCAGCAGGGAATGCTACGAAGTTACCAAATGGAAGTTGACGCAAACGTTTGATGGCTTCTGGAACACGCGCATAGTTAGGAACAGTGTCCTTAACAATCTCTGCAGCCTCTCGCTTCATGGCAATTTTAAGCTGTTCTGGCGTCAACTCAGATGGCCTTATGACTGGCCCAAACTCCGTGAAGTTTCTGGGATCAGACACAGGCAGTGCAGTGTTTGGGTTCTTAGCAAATATATTTTCAAGACGGCCAAGCTCCATCTCAAAGCTGTATGTTTTCCACACATCATCAGACGCTTGGTAAAGCTTTGCGGCAAAACCGTTTTGCATTCCTTGGGCTTTCTTAAATAGTTTACCAGTCACGCCTGAACCAAGGCCTGTGCCTTCGGCTGCATCGTTGAGCAAGGACTCAAACTCACCAATCTTGGCATTAGTGTTAATAACGCCTAGGTCAACGAGTTCGTTGTAGTAATTTTGCCTTTCGGCCAACGTGGTGTTTGCTTTACCAGGACCCGTTAGCCTTTGGTTAAGATTGCTGAATATGGTTGAAACAGAGTTGGCAAGCGATTTTCCACCACCCACATTGCCATTAGCAAGCGCAAAGAAGCTTGCGGTGGTAGCGTTTCTGATCTGAGTGATTGGGCTGTAGACAGTTTTCGCTATCTGAGACATACCCTTCAAGCCTAAAAACGTCGAGTACAAGGGTATATTTCCCTTGGACAAGTCAAACACATCGCTGCCACCCTCAAGCGCCGTCTTGTACTCATTCTTTATGTACTTGCCTGCAAGCGGACCAAACCTGGCTTTTTGTGAAGCAGTTATTTCGCCAAGGGGATTGCCCGCCTCTGCACCTACTCTTGAGTAATCTCCAAGCTTTGCGTTTGGCGGGATCGTATCGAATATAAACTTTGCACCGTCTGGAAGCTTGGCGTTGTAATCAATTAAGTTTTTGTAGTACTCAGCCTTCGCTATGTGCTTCGACATGATGTCAACGGTTTCAACCATCTTGGTTCGCAAGCCAGCTTCTTGCTCACCAATGTCTCTAGCCCTGATACGTTCTGGACGGAACCGCATGACAACGTCTTTTGCGCCCGTGTACTCGCCAAGGAAGTCTCTTACTGCAGGTAGATCATCAAGCTTCCTGCCCTTCAACATTCCTTGAGACACGCCTTTCAGTGTTGCTGAATCAACAACATCTCTTGGTTGCATCTTAGCGTTGTTGAAGTTGCCTTGAATCATACTGTTCAACAACTCTCTAGCTTGAGCTTCGTCAAGCTGAGAGGCCTCATCTAGGCCACGGCTTGATTTAACAAGCTCCTCTACCGCAAGTTCTGCTTGTTCTGCCGTAGGCGAGTAGTTGGTATCTTTCAATGCGCGGTAAAGACGCATGCCGTAAAACGTTTTGTTGTTTCCTATCGCCTCAATCAGAGCGTTTTTTGATTCATCGCTTTGAAGACCATCTTCTAATATGTCTTTTACAGATGTGCTCAAACCATCGATTTGTGCTCGCAGATCCCTCGCGCCATCGAACAAACTCAAGTCTTTCCTATTGCCGAATAGGCTTTTTGGTGTGTTCTGAGCAATGATTTGATCTATTTCTTTTAACTTCTTTTCTGCTGCAATCTTTACAGCTTCACGTCCAACTCCAGGTTTCATGCCTGTGGTTTCTGCAAACAAAAAATCATTCAGCGTATCAAGTACCTGCGACTTGTCTTGATCATTGAACAATCCTTCGTTCTTGTTCACAAAAGACAGAGCGTTCTCCATCTTCTCGACAGCTTGTCTTGCTTGAGAGTTCTGAGCCGCTATCTGAGTTACCCGCATGGCATCGTATTGAGCCGTGAACCTATCTGGCAACTCGCCTTGCTGAGTCAAATACTTACGACCAACCTTCTTGAGACGATCTACCTGTCTTTGCATGAACGTAGGGTTTTCAAGGTCTGGCCTTACACCAACAGCACTAAATGGCGTCTCTGGATCTCTAATAGCTTGAGCCGCAGCCTTTGCAAAATCTGTACGGCCAAGAGCGCCAAGCCCTGCGCCAACAGTCTTTGCGCCCAAAGATGCAATAGCGGGTACGCCAAGGATTACAGCAGCACCTTCTGCGCCTACACGCAAACGATTGGAAAGGTTGGCGGCAGAAAGCTCTGCACCAGATAAGTCTGATGTATCTATTCGCTTGGTGGGTCCAGCGTCAAAAAAGTCGCCAAGGGTTTCAACATCTGGTGTGGTGGCAGCTATATCTGCACCGACTGTTGCGCCAAGCTTCCCCACTGATCCAACGCCTTTAACCGCTTTAGCAGCGAGTCCACCAGGAGCAGCGAACTGAGCGATGAATCGAGAGGCTTTGCCTATCTCGGTTTGAGTTTCAGGCTTGTACTTGTTAAAGAAATTTCTTACAGACTGAATGCTTTCTTCGTCAGCACCAAGAAGCTCCATAGGCAATGTGGTGATGCCCTCTGTCGCGCTGACAAGGCCAGCGCCAATGCCTCTGCCGATATCACCTATGGCGGATACGTCTTCTTCGCCTAGCTGGGCGCCACGCTCTACAATTGGATTTTCAGCAGCCCATTCAGCCGCTCTGCGGGCAGCATAATCGGGATCGTCGGTGCGAACATTTATTGTTCTGCCACTTCCGTCAGGTACGGCTACTATCATTAGTCAATATCATCAGAGGGAGCGGCTGCAACCCCAAGGCTAACTCTTGCGTCTTCAGGAAGCCGGTAACCAGTTGCCGCTTCAAACTGTGCAATTTGTTCTGGAGTAACACTGCCAGCAGTATCAACAGCCTCTGAGAATAAGGTCATGAATTCATCTCTAGGTGTTGCTTGGTTTGAAAGCAAAGAAATAATTTCATTGTCAGCAAGATCTGTTGTTTCTTTCAAGAACTGATAGTTGCGGATTAAGGCAGTATCATCAGGCTCTCTCTGCGCCTCAAGCTGCTTGTACTCCTCTTTGCCCAAGGTGAAGTCGCTGAAGAAGTCACGCGGCACAAAACCTTCTGACGGCTGAGCCGCTTTAGCTAAAGCATATCTGGTAGCTGGATCTTGCAAGCCTTCAAGCACTCGACTGCCTGCACCCTTCAACATATCAAGGAAGGTTTGAGGTTTTGCTGTTTCTGTATCATCTCCAACACTTTCAGTAACAACAACAGGTGAAGGTACTTCAGCAGCTTCGGGTGGAGTTGGGCCAGAGATAAGTTCTGACAGCGCACTTATCTCTGGCGTTGCCATAAACCTATCGTATTCTTCTTTTGTAATTCTTCCTGCTCTTAAAGCCGCATCAAGAGCGGCGCTTAACCCAGAACTCAAATAATCTGTGCCAAATGCCAGATCTGTTGCGCCAGCGCCAAGTCCTGCAATCCCTGCGCCTTTCGCGGTGGATTTTATTCCACGACCTACGGCCCTGACCGGCGTTGTTACCCTTGACGTTGCTGATGAAACGGCGTCCTTGGCACGAGCAACTCTGCCCAGGGCAGGCTTGGGTTTAGTCGGGACAATCGTTGTGCCTTGAATGTCCCTTTGGCTCATCACCCTTTTGCCAGAAGGTGGTGCAGCAAGATCCTCTGCGCTCATTTTGGCGCTAGGCTTCGCCTTTGGCTTGAAACCTTTAACTCTTCTTAATACTGGGTGAAGCTGCATCAGTGCAGTTATTGCAGCAGTGGTAAGAGCGCCAGAACCAGCGGCAGTAAATGCTTCCTCTGTGGTCATTTTTTTAAGTGCTTCATAAAGCTCGGGCGATATGGAATCTTCAGGGTTTCTAAGAAAGTCTCCAAAGCCTCTAACTTCTTCGGCCAAGTCACCAACAAAGTCACCCTCTGCATACCCACGAATAGGCGCAACGCCTGCCATGATGCCGCCACCTTGGCGCATCTGTGGTGTTTGGAACATGGGTCTGTTCATGATTTCGTTGTACATCATGCCACCTTGATTCATCGCGTTTGCTTCTGACAGCGCAATTGCTATCGCCTGCTTTGGATTTGTTACCTTTTTACCCGAACCGCCAGACTTGAGATCGCCCGCTTTGAACTCTCCCATGACCTTGCTGATCTTCTTTTCACGTTTGCTTTTGGCCACGGTCAACCTTTGAATAATCTACACGATAGTAGCCGTCTTCACCCATGAGTACGGCTGAAGGATCAACCTTGATTAACTCTTGAGCCATGACACCCTCAGTCGGGTCATCAATACCCATTGCCTTTGCAGTGTCATTCCAAGTCCATGTGTACCAACCAACACCCGGCTGAACCTCATCAATCTTCATCACGTTTTCTTTCAAGCGAATGTCAGAAAAGAATGGCGCTACTGTGGCCGCAACATTAGCGACTTTCGAGAACGTGCTTGGCTTTTGATAAGCTTGATTTTGATTAGAGCCGACACCGTATCCGCTCGTGTATCCAGGCATAAACTGATTGCCTTGGCCAAGGATCTGCATGCCTCGCTGTAGTCTCATAAACGGCTCATCAGCCATTTGAGTGCCAGCTTTGTACTGAGCATCAAGCCCGCGTTGCTGTATGCCCCTGCCTGTTGCACCAAGGCCAGCGAGTGTACCAATCTGCCCAGTCAGCATGTCGTAGCCTTGTTGTCCTAAGCCAGCAATACCTTGAGCGCCTGAACGCATACCTTGCTGCCCAGCTTGATAGGCGCTTAATGCATCACCAAACGCTCCACGGGTCATCCTGTCCATGCCACCCGCTGCGCCTTGGAAGCGAGCCATTTGATCCCCAAAGATACCAGAACCAAGCTGTTGACCAGACTGGAAGTCTCTTGCCAAACCAGAAGCGATATCTGCGCGTTGTCCAGCTAGACCGCCAATACCTTGTTGAGCCTGTAACCCAAGGGCGCCACCCTGTTGAGCCATCTGGCCAGCGTACTCTTGAGCAGTCATGCCCAGTTGAGCAGCCCGCTGAGCAAGATCGCCTTGAGCCTGACCCGCCTGCAAGCCCATCTGGCCTCGCTGTTGAGCCAACCGACCAGCCAGTTCTTGAGCCGATATACCCATCTGTGCAGCACGTTGCTCAATATCTGCCTGAGAAGTAAGTCCGCTTAAACCAAGCTGGCCACTTTCAAGAGCGCCACGCTGTGCCAGTTGCTCTGCAGACAAGCCTAGGTTAGCTGCCTGCTGTGCAGCACTGATGCCTGTCTGAGCGCCTGCTTGGCCCAGAGAGCCAGTCAGTTGAGCAGCCTGCTGCCTACGCCCTTGTGCCTGCTCAAACGCCTGCTGAGCGGCCTGTTGAGCCTGCTGGAAGCCTTGTGAGCGCAACTCGGCGCCAGTCTTAGCTTGTTGTTGAAGGACATTGCGACCAATCTCAGCCTGAGCTATGGCTCCACGAGAGCCACCAAACGCACCAGAGCGAACCGCTTGATCACGCGCAGCAATCTTTTGCTGTTCACCCAAGCGCGCAATCTCGGCTTGTTGAGCCTCAATAACATCTCTGTTGAACGGGTCCATGAAGCTGCTTACTGATGAGGGGTCAAACTGCTCACCTGTTCCTGCAAGACCAGCAATACCTTGAAGCGCAGTAGATCTACCCATTTCGCCAGCAGAGCGAAGATCCTGTCCCGCCATTTGTGTCTGCATTCTGGCGCGTTGTGCAGCATCCATGGCGCCTTCTTGAGCGCCACCAACCTGACCCATGATTCCTGAACCGGCACGCCGCATAGCTCTTTGGCCGATTCTAGACTCTAGACCAGAACCAATTTCTGCACCGCGCATCCCTCTCATTGCAGAAGCAATATCTTGACGTATGTCCCTACCCGCAGTGGCTAAGCCAGCTTGGCCAATGTCAGCCTCTCGGCCAGTCGCCCTAGCAGCATCCATCATGCCTCTTTGAGCTATAGCCGCTTCTCGGCCCATGCCCATTTCAGCGCCACGGATATCCCTAGACGCATCCCTCATCATGGCGCGGGCTTGTTGATCCATAAACTGTGCGCCCATGCGAGGGTCATAACCACGGGTACTTTGCTCGTACAAAGCTCTAGCGCGTGGGTCTGAAAAAGCACCAGCAGATCTAGGGTCAAACCCTTGCGCTGCTCTACGATACATATCTTGTGCTTCAGCCAACTGACTGCCAAATGCACCAAGGCCACTGGCTAAATTCCTAGCTTGAATCTCCTGTGGCGAAAGGCCAGCAACTTGCTGTATGGGAATCGGTATTTGTCTGCCAATCATCCCGTATTCAGGATTGAAGTAAGCATCCAGCATTTGCCGTGATGCCATTTCCACGGCAGGATCAGAATAGGTTTGGCCAGCTTGAGGCTGAACTGTCGGTACTGATGTTTCGACTTCTTTAGTTTTAGAGCTAAATAACCCCATTACGCCTTCCTCATTGCCTTCTCACCAGCCCTCTGCAACGCATACATCATGCGTGCGCCCTCTCTTCGCTGGTCAGCTTTAGAGCCGTTTGCGCCACTAAGCTTGCCTACTCCGCGAACAGCTTTTGCATTTACTACAAACTCGCCATCACTGAGCATGGCAGGTATGTCATCAGATGTTTCTGTCCCTGGACCAGAAATAGGGCCGTTCATGCGTGGATATTCAACATCGCCTCCATCAGCGTATTCAAGCATGGAGAGGTCGCCCATTTCATTAAGTGCGGATGTGCCCCCAGGAGGTCTCCCTTTGGCGAGATCTGTTATTCCACCAACTATGGTTTTTACATCTGCACCAAGCCCACCTGAAGGTTTCTTTCCTGTCTTTATGAACTCGATTAACTCTTCACGAGTCATGTCTTCTATGCGTTTTCCAGAAAGAGCGCCAATACCACCAACCCCAGCCCCAGCCCCAGCCCCAGCCATGTTCGCGTTGTAATTCTGCATGCCTTTTAAAGCAATATCTTTGAGGCCACCCAAGCCCTTCGCTGCAGCGCCACCAAGGGCACTAGCCCCTTTGGCAAGAGCGCCTCCCGCTGCGGCAGCACCACTGCCGATTGCTGACATCAAGCCGCCCAAAAACATTTCTTGTGGTTGCAAAGAAGCGATGCCGCCTTGGGCCAGCCCTATAGAACCAATACCAATATCGCCTATTGCATCAGAAATGTAATCTTCAAAGCTTTTAAAAAGAGGCAGGCCTAACTCCGCTCTGTCCCTATTAACATCAATCAAAAGTTCGTCTTGAACGCTTTCAAGGGCTTCTTGATCAAGATCATTTACGCCTTGTTCGCCAACAGAAGTGCCGTCTGGATATTGTCGGATAACTTCTGGCGCGGTGCCAATCGGGACATAGCCGCTAGGAGGTTGTGGCGCCACAAGAGGCCCCCCGATGTCTGGAGCCATTGTTTCGTAGTTAGCGTATTGAGCACCAGGCATTCTCTGATAGCCAAAGGAAGACGCCATGGGGTTAACCATACCTGGCGCTAAAAAGCTGGTACTGCGTGCAAGTGCAGGATTTATTTGTCCAAGAGGACTAGGGGCAAATCGATTGATAGAACCAGGTTGGTTGAGAACCTCCATAGTTCTTTGTTTTGATTGCTCTCTTAATTGTTCCGTGGTTGCCGACATATTAACACTTCCACCTGCGCCTAGCCTGACGCAATCTTGAATTAGGATCCTTTGCCGCCTTCGGGAACTTCTTCATCTGACCAGCAGAACGAGCGCAAAAAGACTTTCTGCGTTTCGCTCTCTTGCCCGTAGGCTTATCTTCTGTTACAGCCGTCTGCAGTTTACTACCAGGATTTGCTTTGCGATAGGCCTTTACACCCGCCTTTGTCATGCCAGCACCTTCCTTCGTTGGAAGGTAATTAGCTGATTTGCCTTTAGTTGTTTTTGGTATTGGCTTTTCGCGCCTGCGCTTAGCGGCCTTAGATCGGCCACCAACAATGCCACCTTTTTCAAACTCTTCTGCAAAACGTCTAAACATTAAGAATACCTTGTTCTCTTCCGTCGATCAGGCATTACAGCCCCACAACCTCGATGGTTTCTTTTCGTGATAAGACCGCCATCTTTCGCAAAGGTTTTTACCATGGTTGGTTTGCCACCAACTCCTTGCCTCTTAGATCTCTTTCGCTTGACCGCGCTAGATCGTTCAGAAGCTGTCATGGCTTTTGCCTTTGACCTAGGCACGCACTTTGGGTACTTGCGGCCACTGCTTTTTGTGCTTGATCGACCACAAGCTTGAAACTTGCCGTCTTTCTTGGGCGCTCCAATGTCAACCCAGTCGCCTTTTGATCCCTTGCCAAACCACTCTTTCAAGCTCATACAAGCTTCGTCCTTGGGCGCTTGCCAGACAACATACCGTTAAAGCCTCTGGGGTCAATCAACCTAGCGCGTTTAGCAGCAAAGCCACCGCCATTCATGTTCCTAGGCTTTGATCCCTTGAAGTCTTTACGCTTCACTCCAGAAGGATCTTTTATCTTTCCTGCACATATCTTGCTGGCATATGCATTTGCATACGCCGAAGGATACACATCAAATTTTCGTTTAGCCGCAGCCTTTCCTCTAGCACACAGTTTTGTCATGAACCTACACTCACTACTATATCGCCGTTAGTAACCACTTGAACCGTCCCAACCTGCCCTGTGGCCTCAAGAGGGCTAGAAACAGATTCCGCTTCCGTACTGACACTCAACCATTCGTTACCAGTATAAATCTGCAAAGAAGAGATTGAAGTATTCCAAATAACATCGCCAGCTTTAAACTGCAATGTATCTCTTTTGTTGCTCGTATACTGCGGAGTCGCATCAGGATCAAACGAACCTAAACTTAGCTCAAGAAGCCGTACCGTCTTGTTAAATGTACTCCCATCAACTCCACCTTGGTCAGGGACAAAAGGTAGCGTACCTTTTAGTATCCTGCTCATCTTCGACCATTAGGCTGTAAATCTAATCGAGTGCCGCCCACTCTAAAGCCCACCCCTAAACGATCCCCCATGGCGGCGTTGTCATCAGACTCAAAACGAACAACCGCTTGGCGCCCTCTTGCTCTCGTGTTTATCTTGGTCGTAGTCGAAGTAAACGAAGAAGTTTGATCTGTTGTTAAAGCATCTCCTGGGTAGTTTCTAGCCTTCAAAACAAAATTGATCGATTGGGTATTACCGGAATCTCCTGTGAATTTGACATCAGGGATACATCTACGAATGAACTGAAACTCTTCCCCTTCACCCAAATCAAAGTCACCGCTTTCAACAAAAACGTTGTCCATGGGCGCGCCATCAGCATCAAACCCAGTTTCGTGCGAATAAATGTAATTGTTCCCATCTGTATAACCAGCGGCTCTAGGAAAGCTTTCAAGCCCTTCATCAAGCCATGCGGTTCTGGATAAATTCCCGATGGCCCACGTCTGTTCAACGTAATTGTAGGTGACATATCTGTCTATAGCCGTGGAATCAGCAGAACAATAAAACCAACCAACCTCATCAAACTGTTTGTTCAAAAATCCAAACACCTGAAACGCTTGATCTTCGTTAAAGTTATCAAACACATACGCTCTAACGGTGCATGGGACTGCTTGAACCGCGCCTTGATAAGAGTAAAACCCTTTCTTGTCCATCCAGAAAACACCTGCAGGCGTGTTCACTGAGGCGTTAGGTCCAATCAAGCTCACACCTTCATTGATTAGATTAAGGCCGAAGGTTAATGGTGCGCCAATAAACTGAAGGCTATAAAGAGCAACATCAGTCCATATTAGAGTTTCTTGCCGCGCTCGTAATCCGCCAATTATTTGTGAACCTGCAGAACAACGTAAAGAACCAGCAGTGTTAGTTGATGTAGGGAACCATTCGGCTGGGTTCTCTTGATCAGAAAACGCAACTAAAAGTGGGTCAGAAGAACCTGTTCTTGCTGTTGCGCTGTCGTTTATCGGATCAGCGCCAAGGGCAATAACGTGTCGGTCAATATCAGAAACCAGAACTTGAAGGGCAACCGTTGGCGTGAAGTTGGCGCCCGACAACTCTGAAATGTTTACAGCACGATCTGTGCCCAAAGTCTTTGCGCTAGTGTCCCAATAATAAATTCCACCTGCCCGCACATTGGCAATCAAGTCTTCACCAAAACTATCCATAGACCAAAGCCGAAGCTGATTTAAGGAACTCAATGCGCTGGAAGAACCCCAAGAGCCAACGCTCCAAGCGCCAGATCCCCAACCTGTACCAGAAACAAACACATCAAGGCCAACATTTATTTGGTAAGCCCCTACAACGGAACTGCCGCCGTTCCCAGTATCGCTGCTGTTCGCAGTGACTGTTGCTCCAGATGTGTCCTTTGCTGTAATGACGTATACGGAAGTACTAGTGATTGAGTCAATTTCGTATTCTTGATTAAGAACCGCAGCCGTTACATTGCCGCCTAAAGAAGATGCCCCACTGAAAGTAACAAAATCCCCTTTGGCAGCACCATGTGCCGCATCTGTTACATTGATAGAACTAGAACCATTTGTGGCCCCAAAAGTCACATCTCCAGCAGCCGTGGTAGACCTTATTGGTGTAATATCGCTATAGCTGGCACCTGACTGTATATAAAGCTTGGTTCTCGTTCCAAGCCCCAGTAGTTTTGTGCCATCCAGAGAGGTCCAGCCCAACAACTTGCGCCCAGTCCCGTTGAAAGATGCAGTTATGTATTTGACCCAACCGCCTATCTTTTCTGGCAACCCCTTGCGAAACCGCATTAGATTTCCGTCGAACCATCCACCTTCTGCTGTATAGCTGGTGCCCTCTTTGTTAATCCCTGGATTGAAGATAAACTTCTGCAAAGGCATTAGCGATACTCCCCAGTCCTTATCATTTCAGTAACTTCTTCGGCTCTTCGACCTACTTGTTTGGCCCAACGGCTGTCCATAAACTCATCAGC